GCCGACACAACGTCTCACAAACTATGGAGATCGTTAAACAAGTTTAAGAAACCTACTCCCGTTCAAGTCGTCGCAGGTCAAGGTTCGATCAACACCACAAGCGCGATTACTTCTCTGACGGTTACGCTTTCGTCAGGCACTTTTAGCGGCGGAACCTACATACTATATGGAGTGAACTAATGAAAATACTTGAACACAATGTAACAACTGGCGAAGCCATCGAACGCGATATGACTGAGGCAGAAGCCGATCAATACGCAAAAGACCAATCCGCGAGCCTTGCCCGAATTGCAGAAGAAGAAGCAAAGGCAACAGCTAAAGCTGCACTTCTCGATCGTTTAGGAATTACCGCAGACGAAGCGAAACTTCTCTTATCGTGAGTTATCCAACGGGTACATCTGCACTTGCTCTCGAAATCGCCAAAGGCGAAGTCGGCACAATCGAGGAAGGTAACAACCTAACCAAATATGGCAAATTTACAAAAGCCGATGGATTGCCGTGGTGCGGTTCATTCTGTAACTGGGTGCTGGCACAAGCCGGCGTAAAGGTTCATTCGGTCGTATCGACTGCGGTAGGTGCGCATAAATTTAAGGAGATTTCAAGGTGGCACGATCAACCGGCAATCGGTGATTTAGCCTTTATGGATTTCCCACACGACGGCGTTGACCGTATCTCGCACGTTGGAATTGTCGTCGGCATCGATGGTAAGACGATCACTACTATCGAAGGCAATACATCCGGAAGCGGCGACCAACGCAACGGCGGCATGGTCATGGTTAAAACTCGCACCGTGGGCAAGGAAGTGGTCGGCTTCGGTCGTCCAAAATATGTTCCATACAAGGGCGAATATCCAACGATTAAAGTCGAGACTCCAAAGCTCTCGATCTTAAAAAAGGAGAAAAAGAAATGAAAGAAATCAAAGGACTAGCTGCATCTTGGGCGCGTTCATTTCTAGCGGCATCCATAGCCGTGTACATGGCAGGGATTACGGATCCAAAGGCGATCGCCGGAGCGGGACTAGCTGCTGTCCTACCCGTCGTCTTGCGGTACTTGAATCCTAACGACGCATCTTTCGGGTTAAAGGGGAAGTGACTCGGAAACTACTCTGGGCAACTCTAGCGGCGGGACTTTTGCTAGGGTTGTCCGGTTGTAGTTATCAGGGATGGACGCGTTATGAGTGCCAAGAATTCATCAATTGGGAAAAGCCTGAATGCAATCCGCCGCAATGTAAAGCTCTCGGAGTCTGCACTGAGGACATATACGGAGAAGATCCAAGTGGGTACACGTCAAAAGCGCCTAAGTAACGAGCAACTAAAAGCCAGACTCATCGTGTTTATCGGAGTCGCTTTGGCTCTTACCTTTATGTTTTCGGTTGCCGGAATGCTCTACGCACTCATATTCGTCACGCAACCGCTAGGCGATCAAGCGCCCAATGATCGAGCCTTCATCGAGCTTCTATCTACACTTACAATCTTTTTAACCGGTGCGCTCGGATCTGTATTGGCATCAAACGGACTCAAGGACAAGTCAAAAGACCAAACCGACACGCCCAAAAACACGCCTGATTCTTGACGATGTCGCACCTTTGCTTCACTCTATTCGTAGGGAGCGAAGTTCAGTAGTTCCCGACGGGAGCAAATATGTACGCATTTCAGGAAGTCGCCGCGTGGCTGTTATTTGGAGTCTTTACGGGCTTTATAGCGGGATACGGTTTAGGGCTAAAAGAAGGTAAACGCGAAGGATTTATTCGCGGCAGAATCGCAGGTCGCAAGAATGCTGAGATCCGCTAGTGGGATTCTTAGACGGTTACGAGACCGTAAATCAAAAAGTCATCAGACTCCACGCAACCTATCCAACCAACCGAATCGAGACATCGATCATAGATTGGCAACCGGAAAAGGGTTACATCTTGATCGAGTGCCGGATCTATCGTCATTACGAGGATGAAAAGCCGGCGGCTATCGACTACGCACATGGGATGGTTGGGGCGTATAACGTGCAAATGAAGCGCTGGTACGTTGAAGACACGGTCAGCAGTGCGATAGGTCGATGCGCGTCCGTGGTACTAGGTACGGAAACGAAGCCAAGTTTGGAATCAATGCAACAAGTCGAAACAATGCCGAAGGCGTTTATCGAGGATGATCCGTGGTCAAAGCCATTCGGTGAGGACGGATTCTCTACCGCGAAATCGGCGATAGACGATATCCAATCTAAGTTAGGTGGCGAGATATTAGCCGAAGCGCCGATCTGCGCACACGGTCACATGATCCTAAAAGAAGGCATTTCGCCTAAGACGAATAAGCCCTACCGTGGACACGTCTGCGTTGAGAAGGTCAAAGCGAACCAATGCAGCCCGATCTGGTACGAAGTTACATCGACCGGCGGATGGAAGGTGAGAAGCTAGTGGGAGAGTTACAAATCATTAAAATCGCCACGGGCGAACGTACAACGATCCAAGTCGATGGTTCAGTCATTAAGGATCAGGTTGACCCACCGAAACTCGAATGGTGCGATAAATGCCAGGCTTGGAAACCGATCGAATTTGGGCGTTACGACGGCGCTGACGGATTGACGATGCTCTGGGTTTGCATGGAGTGCAAATGAAAATGAAAATAGCCCACGAGGACGAGTGGACGGCGGCAAAAGTTGCCATCGAACGCGTTGAGGAAATCGAAGGTAAACCGGATCACGTGTCTCGGTATAACAAGAATCTGTCCTTTCACGACTATATCTGCGAGATCGCAGAATCGGTTGGAGCCGAGATAGCGGTAGCAAAATACTTCGGCATCAAAGACTTTAACCCGCGAGCGTCACGATTTAAACGCACAGCCGACGTAGGTTCGATTATCGAAGTTAAGTGGACGAAATACGACGCAGGAAGTTTGATTATCTACGACGGCGACCGGAACACGGACATCGCCATCCTAGTTACGGGCAAAAGCCCAAACTACGTCTTAAAGGGTTGGATACCCGTAGCCATAGCAAAGAATCAAAAGTGGCGCAGACGTGACCAACCTACGTATTGGGTCGAGCAGTACAACTTGCACCCGATCGAGAACTTGAGAAGGAGCAGTCATGGAGAAGCTACGCTTCCAATGTCGGGTTGAGAAAACCGTCAAAGATCACGCGGTCTTTAAAAGTGAAATTCCATTAGGAGATGAAGTGGTCTGGGTTCAATGCCTATCTTGCGGCGTTATGGGAATCAACAAACTGGCGGACGCAAAATAATGGCGCAGTACGACTACCGGTGCGAAGTCTGTGGCAAAGTCACGACGATCCGGAGACCAATGGAAGACAACTTCGAACGCAACCCGTACTGCGATGGTTGCACAATTCCTATGACGCGAGTGTGGACGGCTAACCCGATCCACTTTAAAGGTAAAGGTTGGGGCGGATCCAAATGAGCGAATTCCTTGATTTAGGTATTGAAGACAAAATGATCGACGCACAAACTTCCGATGACTACTACACGCCGCCATTTATATTCGAGGCGCTTGGAGTGGAGTTTGATCTCGATGTGTCATCACCACCGGACGGAATCCCGTGGCTACCGGCTAAACGGTTCTACACGATCATCGATGATGGCTTGGTGAGTCCGTGGGAAGGTCGAGTGTGGATGAATCCACCGTACTCCGACGTAACTCCGTGGGCTAACAAGTTTAGAAAACACAACAACGGAATCGCCCTAGTTCAGATCTCGAAAGCTCGATGGTTTGACGAAATGTGGCAATGGGCGGACGCATTGTGTGTCTTACCTAGTAATCTCAAGTTCATTAGCGGTCAGGGAAAGACGGCGGGTATATTTATGCCGGCGATCTTATGCGCAATGGGTGACGACAATGTGGAGATCCTAAAAGCCTCTGGATTAGGAATAGTTAGATGATTACGCCTGTGGATAACCTGTGGACGACACGCAGGAAACCCGCTCAAGTTATCCACATACTTGCATCGTCCTTGACTAGGTGGCTACGCTCCACACTCGCTGGCGAGCGGCTCCGCCGTAAAGCTCGCAGGCGTAGTTTGGTGCTATTGGGAGTGCTCTGTGTCGTTAGCACGACACCAGCGGAAGCCAATACAAATATAGATAACTACAAGCTATATACACACTCAAGAATCATTAACTACGAGCAATTTCTATGCCTATCTAAGATCTTTTACAAAGAGTCGAGATGGAACCCTTACGCGATAAACGGTAGTCATTACGGCATTGGTCAAATGAGATCGAAGCACTACCGGAATCTAGACGTATATCGTCAGATAGATGCCACTATCAAATACATTAAGAACCGTTATGGTTCGATGTGTAACGCGTGGGAGTTCCATAAAAAGAAGGGCTATTACTAATGACTTTACACTCACAACGTAAAAGCAACTCAACCCAATGGAAGAAGCTACGTCTACGGATACTCTCAAGAGATGGTCGAGAGTGTTACTGGTGCGGGATGGACGCGACGACCGTGGATCACATCATTCCAGTGGCTAAAGGTGGATCGGATGATCCGGAGAACCTAGTAGCTGCATGCCGTCGATGTAACTTTTCGAAGCAAGACAAGATGCCAGATGAGTTCGTGTTGAGCAAGGCGGGTCTTTTTTCTAAGACCGATTCCAC